CAACACTTGGTGATAGGGTCAGTATTAGTTGGACATTAGCAGGAGACCTAGCATGATAAACACACCAGAGTTTCAAGGCACCCACCTATGGGACAGACTATGCTGGGCTAAAGAAAACCTAGAAGGTCATCAGTCTGACTATCGTGTAGTCTATGAGGACAATGTGGATGAGTGCGCTAAGATACTGGTTCCTGACCCTAACTGGATGGCGTGTGCGCTACAGGGTGGTATCCTGCCGCCGGTCGAAGTTTACTGGCTACTAGCCCAGGACGAAGCGCAACCTGATTTTAAAAAGCATACTCGTGGCTATCTGCTACACAATAGCAAGCCCATTGAGGCCATGACAGAAGAGCAGGCCATCGAGTATTTAATTATGAAGGACGTACCACAATCTGTGTGGCGCGACTATGATAGCGGTAATAAGCCAAAGATGGTAATATGCCGTAAGGAACAGCTTCCAGGCACTCGTGAGTGGCGCAATGCTTGGAAAATTAGTGAAGATATTAAAGCCACAGAACAAGCTGCCTAAAGGAGATACTAATGGCAACAACATACATCGTAGATAAGGACGGCAACCAAGCAGACGCATCTGCCGTCACCATGCCTGCTGACCGTCACTTCCGTGGTGCGTGGTCATTAAGCGGCTCAGTCATATCAGAAGACATGGATGCAGCTAAAGAAATCTTCAAGGATAAGGTTCGTGAAGTTCGCGCACCATTGCTTGATGCAGAAGACGTAGTGTACATGAAAGCACTTGAAGCTGATGACGCAGATGCAAAGGCAGCATCCGTAACTAAGAAAGCGGCTCTTCGTGATGCACCAGCGGCATCCGCTATCAATGCGGCATCCGACATTGCAGGTCTTAAGGCAGCTTGGGATACATCTGTACTTGGCGACTCACCTTACGCATAAGGATAAACTAGCATGGCACTAACACAAGTAAGACCCGAAGGATTAGGCTTTGTAAATGGTAGGAGAAATCTTATCATTAACGGTGCCATGCAGGTTGCACAGAGGGGTACGTCAGCGGTTACTGTAAGCAACTCTGCTGGATTTCGTTGTGTCGATAGATTCAAAACAGATATTGATGGTTCTGGTGGCGGTGATTTTTCTCACGCACAAGCTACAGATGGACCGACAGGACAAGGCTTCCAGTATTCGTCTAAAATTACAACAGTCACACAGGCATCACAACCTGCGAGTGAAGGCAATAGACATCAATTATACAGTCTTTTAGAGGCTCAAAATGTATTTCATTTAGACTGGGGGACATCTTCAGCCAAGACTTGTACTTTGTCATTTTGGGTAAAGTCTAGTGTTACAGGCACTTATGGTTTTATATTTGGACATTACGGCAGTGGTTCAACTTATTTTTACTACACAAATTACACGATTGATTCTGCTAATACTTGGGAGAAGAAAACTATAACTGTGACTGGTCCTACTGCTGGTGGGAATAACACTGGTGATAACAGTACTGGATTTAGAGTTGAGTGGATTTTAGGCGTTGGCAGTGATGCTGAGACGGGTACATTAAATGAGTGGACTACATCTGGTACAATGCGAACAGCCGCAAACACTGTGTATTTGCCAGAAAATGCAGGTGCAACGTGGTATATCACAGGCGTACAACTAGAAGTCGGCACCAACGCATCTGATTTTGAACACGAAAGCTATGGCGAAACTTTGAAGAAGTGTCATAGATATTTTCAGCGTCACGATAATGTGTCAGGCGTAACACTACAGTGCTATAACACAACAGACGCATATACTTTTATTCAATATCCAGACGGTAGAATGAGGGCATCTGCTACTGCTACTGTAAATTACAGCAGTGGAGATACCATTGCTGTTGCTGGTAGTGGTAAAACAATAAGTGCTAGAGAATTTACAGGTTCAAATAGACCAAATGGTGCCACTTTTAAAGTAACTGCAAGCGGTCTTACTGCTGGATATGCGGCGCACTATGATAAAGATGCGTCAAACATTTGGCAATTTGATGCGGAGTTGTAAATTATGAATATCACACAGGCTCAATATAGAAATAATTATAATGACGTAGCAGTTTCAATTATTGCCACCATTGACGGCACTGAAATGTCAGTCCCGCTAGACCCAGCCAATAGACACTACGCAGAAATCATGCGCCAAGTTGATGCAGGTACGCTTACAATAGAGGATGCTGACTAATGCCCTACATAGGTAAATCCCCACAGAACGGTGTTCGTAACCGCTTCGTATATCAGGCTACCTCTGGGCAGACTAGCTTCAGTGGCAGTGATGTTGACAGCAAGGTACTGACATATCAAGACAGCCTGTACATGGACGTGTTCCAGAACGGTGTCCTACTTAAACCCGGCACAGACTATACAGCAACGACAGGTACAACAGTCGTACTGGTCACAGGTGCCTCACTTAATGATGTAGTTGAGATGGTGGCATATGATGTGTTCTCCGTTGCCAACAGCTACACGCAATCAGAGAGTGACACACGCTACCCATTCAAGGGTAACAACAGTATCATCCGCTTGAATGGTCAGAGTATCACAGCAGACATCACGATTGATGCTGACGAGAACGGTGTATCGGGTGGGCCTATCACACAGGACAATGCCACTGTCACTGTTAATGGATATTGGAGTATCGTATGACCAGCGTATTGAATGTAGATACTATTGCAGATAAGGCTGGTAGTGGTCCTGTTGGATTGACTAAGCAAATTGCATCAAAACATTTTTTAAACTATGATTTTATATCGGCTACGATATATGGAAGTTTTAATCAAAGTTCACTTACTGACCACGGAACAGGAAGTCTTTCTACAAATTTTACCAATAACTTTTCTAGCATGGGCTATGCACCCGCAGGAGTGGGTAGTTTCGCAAGAGTTGTTTTAACCTATGCAACAAATAATAATAATTCAACTGAAGCTAGCACAACAGGTTTGTTCAAAGGAAAATTTACTGTAGCCCAAGCCTCTCATTTTGACTTTGATGCAACTCCCTGCTCTGTTGTAATCACAGGAGACCTAGCATAATGGCAAGCATTCTTAAAGTAGATGCGATTGAAAGCACTTCGGGTGTTGGTGTTCTTCAGCCAACTAAGCCAGCCTTCAATGCTTATAGAAACGCAGGTGATGTAGCATCAGTTGCGGTGATTGTATGGAACCAAGTAACGGTGAATATCGGTAGTTGTTACAATAACTCTGATGGTAAATTTACTGCGCCTGTATCTGGTACTTATTTCTTCAGTTGGTTTGCTTCTAAATCTTCTAGCACAGGTGGCACTGATTTTGGGATGCGGCTGTATGTAAATGGCACTGGCTCTCCTAACATTTGGAGTTATCAAAATGGTTACAACACCAGTAATTTTGGTCAGCAAGGTATGTCTGGAATCGTTGCTTTATCTACAGGAGACTACGTTCAGATTTATTGTCAACACGGTAAGATGTACGGGGTGGGTAATTCACACAATAACTTTAGCGGCTATTTAATAGGGTAGGATAAAACATGGCAAGCGAACTTAGAGTAAACACCTTAAAGGATGCTGCTGGGAACAACAGCATTGCTACTAGCTTTGTGGCTAATGGTAGTGCGAAGGCTTGGGGTCACTTTACTATGTCTAGCACGACCCCTCGTGACAGTTTTAACATAAGCAGTTTGACAGATGACAAGACGGGCATTTTCACAGCAGATTACACTAGCAATATGTCTAGCGTAAATTATTCACCCAGCACAGGCGGCACTCACAGAGATGCAGTAACAGAAGCAGGTTGGGTACTTGCTGTTCAACACGCTGGAAGTGGTGCAGATGATATGACCACAGGTGAGTTGTCTTTATCAGCACATAATTCGTCATCTGCGTTAGTTGACACGGTACAGGCAACCTTTCAAATTTTCGGAGACCTAGCATAATGAGTAAAGCAGCACAACTAGCCGCACTGATTGGTTCAGGTCAGGCGCAGGGTAATAAGAACCTGATTATTAATGGTGCGATGACTGTTGACCAAAGAAGTAGTGGGTCTGCACAGACAGGAATTTCTGATACTTCAAAGTTTGGTGTGGACAGATTTCAAGTACGGGTTGATGGCTCTGGTTCTGGGAGACTAACATCACAGCAAGTCACTGACGCTCCGACTGGTTTTAAAAATAGCCTTAAACTTACTGTGACAACAGCCGATGCCTCTCCGACAAGCGCTGAAGGTTATGCTATCCGCCAAGCTATTGAAGGTCAAAACATATATAGTTTAGGTCTTGGCACGTCTGATGCTAAAACAATGACTGTTTCTTTTTGGGTGAAATCCTCTTTAAAAGGAAACTTTTCACTCAATGTAGGTAATGGCGACAATACAAGAGTTTATGGTAATTTGTACGCAATTAGCAGTGCAAACACTTGGGAATACAAAACAGTTACATTAGCAGGAGACACATCTGGCACTTGGGTTACAACCAATGCCGCAGGACTTACTGTTGTTTTTGGTTTAGGCGGTGGGTCAGAT